TGCGGCGTACCGCTGAATTGCTGCTGGCCGGTGCTCTGCGGCTGCTGCGGTTGGCCCCAGCCGTTATTATTTTGGCCGCCGCCGACCGTCTGCTGGGATCCGCCGTTTTGACGCCCGCCCAGCCGCTGCATGGTGCCGCCCACGTTGACCACAATTTCAGTGGTGTAACGATCGATGCCCTGCTGAACCTGCCACTTGCGGGTCTTTAACTGGCCCTCGACATACATCTGCGTTCCCTTTTTGGCGTACTCGCCCACAACTTCGGCCAGCTTCCCAAAGAAGACGACGCGGTGCCACTCGGTGATCTCCTTCTGCTCCCCTGTCTGCTTGTCGCGCCAGCTCTCTGACGTCGCCAGGCTGATATTGGCAACAGCGTTACCATTCGGCATGTAACGCACCTCTGGATCCTGTCCCAGATTGCCAACCAGGATAACTTTGTTTACGCCCTTACTCGCCATTCTCTGCCGCCTCTTTTGCATTCGCCAGTCGTGCCGCTTCCAGCAGCGCGAAGTCGCTGGCGCTCATTAACGCCAGCATAACGGTGGGTTGTCCTGGGCCGCCCAGCTCCAGATACGCACCGGGCTGGCCCAGGTGCTGCGCCACGGCGATCACCGCCGCCTGCGTCACGTCTTCTTTGTTGATCCACTGCTGCGGCCCTGTCGGGTTGCGCTTGTCTGCCGGTTTGGCCCGCCCTGCAAAAATGGTGCGGGTCAGTGGCGACGCTGCCACGGTAATTTTAGATTTTGTAGCCATTCTCTTCTGCCCATTTATTGGTCGATTCTTTAGGGTACGACACGCGCCGCCCCGCCTTGTTGTAGGCTGGCCCTTTGTTTTGCCAGCGCCACATAATAATTGTGGTTTCGGATAATTCCAGGAGTCGGGCCAGCTGCTTGGTGCTGTAATGCTCCTGCATCGCTTTTGCCCTGTCCTGCTCCCACGCTTCCACGTCAGTTAGTAAATATTCGACGCGCGCCCCGTAGCGGCCCCATTTGGGGCCGTTATTATTTGCGCGCCATAACCGGATCGATCTGGTCGAAACATTCAGGCGCTTAGCCAGCTGTTTCGTAGTAAGGCGCTTCTCTGTCATTAGTCGTCAGCCAGTGAATTGGTTAAGTCGGTAACGCCAGCGCCGCCTGCTTTCGCGTCGGCTGCGTCTGCACGCTGTGAATCGTACTCTTTCGCGCTGGTAAGCAGGGTTTCAAAAAATTCCTCTGTAACCGCCGCGCGCTGGGCGTCTGACAGCATGCCCCATTTTTCACGCAGATTGGCTTCGCCTGCTTCGGTTTCGCCCACCAGCTTGTTGCGCAGTTTCTCCACCTTCTGGTCGATCTGGTTGCCACCCTCTACCCACTTGCGAACCGCGTAACCGTCTTCGCTACTGATATAGCCCTCACCACGGCCCAGGAACGGCTTCAACTCGCCGGGTACCTTGTACGCGGTCTGCATCTGGCCTTCATTCCACATCATGACGCTGGCAGACATTTCGAACATGAAATTCTTTTCCTGGATCGGCTGGATGCCCAGCGACGTCACCACCAGTTTGTTTTTGTCGTTCTTTTCCTCTTTGGTTTTTTCACGGGCGCGCACGCAGACGATCACGTGCATGTTGCACTGTAAAAGTGTGTTCATGAATTTCTTGTGGGCGTCTTTGGCTTTGGCCCAGTCTTTTTTGCCCCACAGGGTGGCGTTGTCTTCGGCGATCTGCTGCGCGCCGCCTTCGCCTTCCCACTCATGGGTCGCTGAGTCGATGATCAGCACCTCCACGCCGTGGTCTTCAAACTGCTTGATGGCCTGGGCGTAGCGGCTCGGGCTGAATGGCGGCTGCAGGTCGCCGATCCAGAAGCGTTTCTTTTCCGGGTTTTTCGGGTGGTTGTCCAGACAGTCAGCGTAAAGGCTGCCGCGTTTGTTTTCGGCGTCGATAAAGCCGATTTTATCCGCGTCGTAATTGGCAAGCCCGAAAGCAAACTCGATCGCCGTGCGGGTTTTGCCGCTGCCGCTGATCCCAGCAAAGGCGATCACAAGGCGGGCGGCTTCGCGCATGGCGCGACGGATGGCTAAAACTAATGGTTTTTCCTGGGTCATTTTTTTACTTTCCTGTTTCGGTTAATTTGGCCGGCTCAATTACCAGTTACTGTCTGGCAGATACTGCGCGTGCTGCTGCGCGTAAAAACGGCGAGGCTCCAGCACGTGAATGTCTTCCGGGTACCCGGGCCACTCGCCGGATTCCTTCGCCTCATGGATGGCGTTAAGCGCCGTCCGGTACCGCCCTTTCCCGATGTAGCAATATTCAAGCCCTAACACGTGAACGTTAACGAGGTAAGGCGCTTCGGACTCAACCACCACAAAGGGCATATTCTTCGGGCGCACGCCCGTGGCTGCTTCGATGCCGTCCAGATAAAATTCCTGCTGCATGTCGTAGCCGTAGGTTTCGCTCGCCTTTTTAAAGCCTTCTTCGCTGGCATCGTTGGCGCTCTTCAAATCCACCGGACGGTTGTCGTAGCGCATAAAGTCAGGACGGCAGCGGCATAACTCGCCGGTTTCTTTATCCGTCCAGTAAATTGACTGCTCAGCCACGCCACCTTTTTGCGGCCAAAGCAACTTACGCGCCCACGGGTGATCCAGCAGGGCGTCGCGCATGCCGTGAACTTTCGTCCATTCATCTTCGGTCAGGATGGTTCGATCCGGGTTGTTCTCCGCCCACTCTGCCTTAACCATTTCCCAGCTGCGCCAGTTGCCGCCTTTGTAGCCGTGGGCGTTTAACCAGTCGATCATTTCTGCGCGACTTTTACCGGATCCCAGCAGCATGGGGAAATCGTTGTCACGTTCGAAAGCCTCCACGTATTCCCAGACGGCTTCTAACTCCCCGCCGTTTTCACGGTACCGGGCCAGCAGATCGGCTTTACTGCCGCTGGTGGATAGCAGGCCTTCGCGCGTTTCGTTAAGTGCTTCGATCTGGGCTTTCAGTTCCGGCCCTTTCATGGCTGACAACGCGCCGTAATTTAGGCCGTTTTCGCCAGCGTCATCCACAGCGATGTTTTCCATGATGCGGGCGATTAACTCCGCCTTGTTGCCGGTGGTGCTCAGCTTTGGCAGGCGAGTTTTATTCATTTCCGCCAGCAGATCAGAAAGGTGTTCTACGTCCTGAATCATCCCGCTGGCTGCCAGCGTTTCGCGCAGCTCAGTGTTGAGGTGGTCAACCATCGCCTGGATTTTTTCGCGGTCTTCCAGCACCTTGATGCCCTGGCGCTCTGCTGCTTCCAGCGTCAGCGGTTTGCAGTAGTGCTTTTTAAACTCTTCCGGCTCCAGGACCAGTTCGTGAAACGCTTTGCCCAGATCCTTGTAGATGGTTTCTTTCTTGGGAATTGAGCCGCTTTTAATGGCGCGATAGGTTTTCAGCGACTTCTCAGCCAGTTTAAGGTCGGTCTTACTGTCTCCCGGCCCCATATGGTATGCGTCGTTGCTGATATTTTGGTAAATACCTGGTTGCATGTGATTGTCCTTTTTGGTTGGTTCGGACGTATATTTGCATTGCCGCATCCATATGTCAATTGCCACCCGTGAATTTAGGCCAAAAAAATGCCGGTACCCCGTAGAGTACCGGCTCACGCACTGCCCTGGTGTTGACGACACAGCGAGATCCGCCCACCTCGCACCACCACGCAACCGAACAAAAAACAAATAGGCGGATCCCGCTGCATCGGTCTGGTTAATCTAGTTTAAGAATCATCTGAATGCAAATTGTTCGTAACGTTACTATCCAGCCACGCCTGCCAGCTATCCATTGCCTCGCGCTTCTCCTTCGCGTAGTCGTAACGGTCATAAAACTTACTGCCGGTATCGCCTTTAAAGTGCTGCTGGATCATGTCGCGCATGTCGCGGGGGATCCCAGCGTCACCGGCTCGGCTCTTCCACGTTCGGCGCAGGTCACGCGCCTGGAAAGGTTCGGCCCCCGGTACCCGTTGCGTGGCGCGGTTGAGTGTCGTCAGCGAAATATGCGGGCACTCTTTTGCCCCCTTCGCCGGGAATAGGTACCCGTCTCCGTGCTTCTCTTTGAGTCGGGCCAGTATCGCTACCGCCTGATCCGGCAGCGGTACCGCATGCGAACGGGTACCGCCTTTCGTCTTCCCTGCTGGCTGCGTCCAGATCCGGGCGTCCAGATCGACGTCGCGCCCCTCAATCCTCAGCGTTTCCAGCACGCGCTGCCCGCAGCAGATGATCAGCCGCATCACGTCACCGGCTAGCGCGTTTTCGTAGTTCCAGACAGCGCGCAATTCCTCCGCTTTCAGGTTGCGATCGCGGGCCACTTTGGCGCTGCGGTCTTTCGTCACCACCGCCACGGGGTTGGTGGTGATCCCCCAGTCGCGTGCGCGCTTGTCCGTGTAGTCGAACCGGCTCTGGATGGCCCAGTTAAACGCGGCGTTTATCGCGGTGCGCACGGCGTCGGCCATGCGTTTTTTACCGGCAGCATTCACGTGGTAAAGGATCACCACCACGTCGTCAGGCTTAATCGTGCTGGCCTCCCGCTCAGATCCCAGCTGCGAAGCGACGTTATTCTGCCCGGTAATCAAAATGCGCCGCAGCTGGTCAACGCTTCGCGCGCCACGGTCTGCCAGGTGATCGATATAGTTAGAAAACAAATCCAGCACCGTTCCGCCAGTGGTCGGTTTCTCCGCTGCCGGGTCAGACAAATCAAACTCGCGGTAAATCTCCCGGGCCTCGCTGGCTACCACGTCGCCCAGGTTGCCGATTTTGTGCCGGTGCAATTTGCCCGCCACCGTCCAGACGATAAACCACGCCGCCGTCGTGCCCTTCTTCCCGGCAGTCACTTTCAGCACCAGGCTACCTTTGCCGTAACCCTCGCTGCTGTCGGTGATCCACTGGGTACCGGTGGCGTTTGCCACCGCCTTTTTAATGTCGTTATTGCTCAGCATTTGGATCGGCCTCCTGGCGGTACCCATTCAGCAGCATGCGCATAAGGTCGCCGATGGTCGGGTTCATTTTAGGCGTAAAAACGGCGGTATCTCGTAAAAAAATGCCGTCCACGCGGTAATAAGTGGTTTCTTTAAAGGTCGGGATAACATCAGGCGGCGTCGGGCTTGCAGCCAGGGAAACTAAATCCGGCATTTCCGGGATAGTAACCCGCTGCACGTTGTCGGCCACCTGCATGCGTTTGCCATCGGCAACGCCGCCCATAAATAACGCGTTAATCATAAAATCACCTCTGCCACTATGCACAACATAAGAAACGCAATTATTAGGGAAAGGGCTATGCAAGCCCCTTTGCCGAACATGTAACCGGCGCTGGCGGTGTGATCATCCTCCGGGCCGCGCACACGCTTAACCATCAGCCTGCCACCCGGCAGCATCCGGTTTTGTGGTTGCCATCAAGGCCGTGGCAAAATTCGCACATTGGAACCGGCGTAAGACGCCACGCTAGGATTTTGTTTCCGCCTCCCTTCTTAAACCATGCCAGATCCATTTCTTTGTCTGACTCTACAAAAGGATTAACTGCGTTTAAAAGTCGAGGCTGTTTATCATTGAATTGCACCAGCACATCTACGCGTTTGCTTTTTGCCACAGGCGGCAAATCATCGTCACCGCGCCAGGCGTTAAAGCCTTCCGGGATAACCGGATCGATCGTGCCGCTGGTCTTCGCCGCCACCGCGCGATCCATCCGTTCAATCTCGGCCACCAGCAAAGCGGCTGCTTTGATCAGGTCAGCGCGGCGGCCTTCCGGGCGGAATGCTTCGACGTCCCACGGCCACGGAAGCCACCCTATGGCTGCATCGTCGCCAGTGACGTTAAGAGCGTAAACGTTCGCTGCTTTAACCAGCTCGTTTTCGGTGTATCGATCATCCTGGCTGGCATCAAAGCCTTTGCTGATTTGCTTCGCCCGCTCGGTGGCTACTTCCATCAGCACGCCGTAAGTTTCCCGGGGTTTAAACGTCTCTGTAGCGGCTGCAGCCAGTGACTCGGCGTGATTCAGCGGCGCAATCAGCTGGCCGTTGCCGGTATGAAACGGGCTGACGCCAGCGGCGCGGCATGCGTCGTAATAGCCGATGATTTCCGCGTTAGGGTAAATCAGCTGCAAAGCCTCGCGGCTGGTGTTGACGAAAACGGCATGGTGTCCCGGCTGATTGTCGATAAGTTTCGGCAGGTCTTCGGCGCAGGTGCCCCGATAAACTTCGGTAACAAACATCGCTTTCATTGACTGGCTGATAGCCCCGATGTGGTGAAACGCGCAGCCCGCTGGCGCGATGATAAACGTGATTTTCTGGCCCATTTTTACCGCCTTTTTTGCGTGATAGTTTACGTTGAGTTTAGTTACTGTCGATTTAGTGCAATTGTTAACGAAATCAAAATCTTAACGCGCAATGTTTAATGCTCATACTAAGCATTACACATAAAAACCAGCTATCCGCGCGAAGCCTTGCTGGCTGCGGCTTCTGGCAGTATATCCGGAAAGCCGCGTTTGGAAAAGTGATAGGTTAGTGATAAGTCGAATCCAGCCGGATTAGGTGCGGAATTCGTGCTGGATGGTTACGAAAAATTCATCCGGATTTTCGCCCCAGTTTTCGATGAATCCGGGGTCTTTCGCGGCTTCGTCAAACGCCGCTTTACTGATGTAAGCCAGCAGTTCAGCAGCACCACGCGGCGCGCCCTTTTCGTAAGTTGAGTCGATAGCCACGCAGCCAAAAGTGACCTGGCGCGGGCCGTTCTCGCCACGGTGGTGGAGTTCATAAGACACGACGCGGCCTACGTGCTCCAGCTGCGGGCGGTTGGTGTTCAGGATGTTAGCCATTATTCTTCTTCCTCTACGTGATAGCCTTCACCGCGCAGCCAGTCGGCTACATCAGCAGGGTTCATTAAATTAAGCAGGTCACGGTGATCCAGTTCATCGATCGCCATATCTGCGTCCAGAATATCGGTAACGTCCACGTTTTTGGCTTCGATTATCATTTCAGTGCCTTCCGGCGTGACGTCGAAATAGTCCGTACTGAATTTAATTTTACGGCGTGTCATGGTCTGCATCCTTTATTGAAAGCCCATTTAGCCAGAGAAATAGCCAGTTCTCGCGCCTGTCCTACGGATAAATCAGGCTCGTTATCGGCTATTTCCTGCAGCATTTGTTCGGCCAGTTGCTTTATTTGCACTGCGCCTTCCTGCTCACGTAGCGCCCTTTCATCGCGCAGGTAAGCGTCCATTACTTCTTTGTGGTACGCGCCGCACTGGCTGCACTTCAATTGCTCCGGGATGGCGTGCGCAATGCGTCCCACCTTTTTAAATCCTGTCGGGCATGGCTCGCCCTCAATAGAGTAGTGTTCAGTCATATTAAATTTTTCCCGATTTTAATAAGCGGTAAGCCATGCGGTAATAGTGCGCGCTGTTATAGCTCGAAACATCAACGAGCATAGCGATGGCTAATTCATTTGCGCGATTGTGATCTGCATCGGAATAAGGCCAGATTGTTACCTCACATAATTCCACGGCGATTTCTTCCGGTTCGTCCCGGCTTTCGTCTTGGTACGAAATAATAATATGTTTATCGCTTATCCCCATCACGCGGCCTGTTTGAACGTGCCCCCACTGCGGAAAATCAAATACAATTCTGGCGTGAAGTGGTGGCAGGCCGGAAATAATGCCTTTTTCCCACTTGATATAATCCGGCATATCTCCCTGCGCTGGCCGCCATTGCTCCGCACCGTCCACCGGGTACGAATAACCCAGCGATTCCAGCGTGGCGACAGCTGCCCGGAATTTGGACTGCACTTCGGTGTAACGGCTGGCGCTGCCCACCAGCTCGCTGATTTGCGTTTCCAGGTCACACAGCATTGCGTTACTAAGCGGCATCTGCTCCGCCCACTCGCGATTTTTCAGCATGCGGATCGCGCCTTCCATCCAGTCGAAAACCTGCAGCCCCCAGTCGTCGGTGTCAGCCGGTGTCGGGCGCTTTACCGCCTCTGCGCTGGCTACGGCCTGGCGGATTGACTGGAATAGCGTTTGATCGTTTTTCTGGCTGCTCAGCGACTTTTCAACGCGAAACATTGTATTGATGTTAAATGTTTGCGGCTGGATGTTTTCAAAGTCCAGGTGCACCACGTCACCTTCATCTTTAAAGCCGGTAACGGTATGGAAAACGCCCGCCAGCTCTACGCGATCCATCGGGCGGATCATGCCAGCGCGCAGCCAGTTGCCATCATGCAACGTCGCAGTTTTCGGATCGGATGCGTGAACATCGGTTGAAGCATGGTAATAGCCACACTCGCGGCAAATCGTGCACGATTCCGGGTGGTTGGTGCCGTGGTAGTGGGAAAGGCAACGCTGGCCGGTGGCGCAGCTGCGGATCTTCTTCGGTTGGTTCATCTGGGTTACTCCATATGGTTGCCGGGGGTGGCAACGTTCATATGGAGTCTATACGGGCGTATAACTGCGGTCAACTATTTTTTTAACGGGGGTAGCGTAATCACGCCTGCGTTGTAATCGTCGTTCGGATCCTCCTTCGCGCCCACCTTTGGCGCTTTTAATTCTCGCTCGCTCACGTCAGGCTCTGATTCGTCGTTGGGCTGCTCCAGCTCAAGATCCACCAGATAGCCCTGCTCTCCCAGGCGGTGGCGGCAGGTTTTAACCAGCCATTCTCCGTTCAAAACTTCGTGAACATCCTCTATTTTGACGATCATTTCCGCCATGAATTCAGGGTTTCCGATTACCGTTAAACCCATTGTGACTTCCTGTCGCTGTGTTTTTGCCAACAATGCTTTGGCGGCCGCCAGCGCCATTTCTTTGGTGGGGTAGTTGGTGCCGATGCGTTTTACCGGCTCGCCTTCGCCCACCTTCAATTCGACGCGCGCCGCCTTCTTCGAAATCTTGTAATAAGCGATCACGGTACCAGCTTTATCACGGCTCTGCGTGCTCCAGCGGAAGTCTGTTATTTCGGTTCTGTTCAGGTTGACAGTAGGCAGCTTCGCCCCGCTGGCGCTCAGAGCCTCGCCCTTCTTTGTGATCGTCAGGTAGCCACCGGCCGGTTTAACGATCCCGTCGTACTTTCGGGCGATGCGCAGCAAAAAGTTAATGTCGCTTTCTTCTTTCTGGTCGAGGTGCGGCAAGACGATCCCAGCCATCGAGGCGCTGATAGCTGATTTCATGTTGTGCTCTTTCGCCAGCGTATCGAGCACCGCCGCCAGCGTGGAACCTTTTTCCCAGCTGCGGTTTTTCTGCGTCTGCAACTGGGTTTTCCCCAGTTTGCTTTTTTCGAATGGGGCAGCCCTGGCCCGGATAACCAGCGCCATAGGCCACCCGGCCAGCTCCATGTCGTCAACAACAAACAAACCCATGCTGCGATAAAACCGCTCATAGCCCAGGGTGACTTCCAGCTCCGCGCCTTTTGGTGGAACCTTTACCGGCTTCATCGGATCATCGTCAACCAGCACCATTTCGAGTGTGTCTGACTCAAACCCTGCTCCATCCGACAGCTGCATAGAAAAAAGACGATCCAGAATGGCGTCTTTTATGTCTTCGTTGTTGGCTTTAACGCCCAGCTTTAGCGCGCCCATTACGGTTGGATCTATTGCCATAGCGTCACGATCTCCTGCGGTTTAGATTGTTCAATTACGGGCAGCCAGATAAGAATCCCAGCTGGAAGCAAAGCATCCTGCGAGGCCAGGTTGGGATTGGCGTTAAAAACCGCTTCAACGGTTCCTGGGTTCTGGTTCCCGTACTGCTTCCATGCAATATAGGCGACGGTTTCACCCTCTTTCGTTCTGTACTGTTGCAGCGTCATGGGTATTGCCTCCGCAGGGTTAGCGTGAATTCCTGTTTGCGCGGGGTACCGAAAGCAGCAAAAAGGCTCTGTTTCTCGTTTACCCCTTCGATGAACCAGTTGCCCATAATGCTGCCGGTACCACTGATAAGCAGGTACGATTCGCCGGTTCCGCCCATTTCCCGGAATCGGTTAACCTGCTTGGCACCGCCCAGCCATTCAGGGAAAATCACGCCGCTAAGCGTGATCCGGTCTTCTCCGTTACCCACAAACTGGGAAGATGGACCCAATAAAAAACGGTGCTGGCTGGGCCATTTCCATTCCGTGCTGCGCTCCAGCGTCTGATAAACGGCCTCGGGGATCATAAATTTATAATCCCCCAGCTTCATCATAACGCTGCTCATTGCTGACAGTGTTGTTACTGAATTTTGCATTATGGTATCGCCAGATTGTCAGGCATGGCGCTGTTATTATTCTGCGCTTTTGCCCTGCGTTGCTCTTCCACCACCCGGCGCGCAAAGTCCGGTCCGTTCTCGCCCGGACGTTGTACGACAGTGATATGCGTCGTGCTGTTATCGGTTGTCTGCTGGCTTCCTGCTCCGCTATACATTGCAGGTACTGCTGGCGGTGCCATTCCGAACGGGTTATTTCCTCCGGTGGCAACTACTGGCCGGTCGTCTCCGGTACCGAATAGGTTCTGGAAAAATCCGCCAACAGCACCAGCTGCGCCTCTGATTTCCTTATGCCCGAAAGTCTGCGCCTTCTCCATGATGCCGCCCACGTTGGTGTCCAGCCACTTAAACGCCTCCACCAGTTTGATCAGCGGTTGATAAACAAAATTGATCGCGTTCGCCATCACCGTACCGAATTCGCTGCCTGATTTTTTCGCCCCGTCCAGGGCGTCTTTACTATGATTTATCGGGGTGAATAGCTCACTAAACCAGGTCGTAAACTTCTTCACGCTCTCGCCGGTAATGCCAATATCTTTACCGAACCGAACCACCAGATCCCACAGCCCGCTAAACGCATCCCGCACTGGCTTTATGCCTTCCCACAGTGGCGTAATGGCTCCGCTGATAAATGATTTGATAATGTCCCAGTTTCGATAGATAGCCAGCGACAGCGCGCCCACGGCCAGCGCAACGCCTGCGATAATCAGGCCCACCGGGCTGGCAATCATCGCCATATTAAACAGCCGCCAGTTAATGCCCGCCTTCACCAGTCCGCTGTCGAGCATGGTTAGCACTTTAACCCCGGCCAGCCAGTAGCCGTTAAGCGTCGTCCAGACAAAGCCAGATGCCAGCGCGACGACACGCAGCCCGACAATAGCCGCGCCTGTTGCGATAATCGCCTGCGTAAGCTGCGGGTGCTGCTGCACCAGCGTGCTGATTTGATCGATGTACGGGAATGACGCATTGATCAGCGCATTCAGCTGCGGCAGCACGGCGCTGCCGATCGTTATCGCTATCCGGTTCATGCGGTTGCGCAGCAGGATAAGGCTGTTACTGGTGGTTGCGGCGCGGCTTTCGAATTCCTTCTGCATCGATCCGGCGTACTGGCTCTTATCGGCCACCAGTGCAAACTGCCTTTGCACTTCATCCAGGTTGTTAAGCAGCGGCGCGATACTGCCCACCGTATCTTTGCCGAATAGCGCGTTAAGCACTTCCGGGCGGTGTACTTTATCCAGCCGGTTAATGCTTTTAAGGATGGTAAGGATCGTCTTCTCGCTATCCTTCTGCATCGATCCTGCCACCTGCTTGGAACCGTAACCCAGCTGTTTAAGCGCCTCTTTCTGGCCCTTCGTTGCTTTCGCGCCGGACGTAAGCGTAAGCATCAGGTTTTTAATCCCGGTCGCTGCGATTTCGTTCTGCACCCCCATGCCACGCAACGTGGATCCCAGGGCAGCAATCTGGCCCGATGATACGTTTGCCACCTCGCCCAGCGGCCCGATGCGCTTAACAATGTCCATCACGTCACTGGCGCTCGCCGCTCCGACGTTCGACAGGGCATTAATCTTATCGCCTAGCTCGATAACTTCCGGCAGCGTCATGCGGAAAGCGGATTTCATTTCGGCCATGCTCTGGCCTGCCGTCTCCGCGGTAATATCAAACGCCACGCCCATTTTGCCCGCGGCTTCTGCAAACTTGATCAGCTCATTGGACGCAATGCCCGACTGCCCACCAGCTGCGACAAGATCACCAATCTGGCTGGCTGTCATCGGGATTTTTTGAGACAGATCCAGAATCTGCTGCCCCAGCTGTCCAAAGTAAGTGTTTTTATCCATGCCGCTGGGGGCGTCCACCACCTTGCGAACCTCGGCGATCTTATCTTCGAATTCCATCGCCGCTTTAATCGGGTACCCGACAGCGATAGCGCCCGCCACGGTTTCCCCGATACCGGCGCGCATGCCCTGCTTTCTGGCTTCGTTTTTTTCGGTTCTGGCCTGGACGGCATTAAGGCGACGATGCGCAGCCGTCAGCTGATCGATCTGGCGGGCCTGCGATGCGTATTTAGATTTGAGTTTATCGACGTTAAGCCCCTGCTCACCGAATCGTTTTATTGAATCGTTAAGCAGGCGCTGTTTGCGGTTGAGATCGGCGACGGTGCCGCCGATATTGCTTATGCTGCCTTTCAGGCTTCCGAATGCACCTTTAAGGCTCCCGGACACTGCGCCGCCGATGGTTATCAGGGCATTTAGACGTTTATTTGCCATCTGTCTTTAAGCCTTCAATATAAAAAACGAATTCCGATACCGGCAGGCTTTTAAGTTCAGACAGCTGCCAGCCGGTATGACTGGCAAGGGCCAGCATACTGGCCCTTATCCACTCCGGGGTTAGTCCATAAAAAAATTGTAGCCAGCCTGCACGCGCGCGTAATCGCGTGCGCTCAGAGATTCCAGCTCAGAAGGCTGCAGGCCAGTGAGTGCGCAAAGCAGAACGGTTTCCATTTCCGCGTCGTCGCTGGCCTGCTTACGCGCGATCATCTGGTCTTTTACCATCGGTTCACGCATTTCAATTTCAGTCACGCGAGTATCGACGCCCGCTGGCAGGTAGCCTTTCTGCAGGGTAATGGTTACGCCTTCGGAGGTTTCTTTAACGAATTTTGCTGCTGGGTTTTTGTCAGTCATGATTTTTAACTCTCGCATTAGATGAAATATCCGGCCCCGAAAGGCCGGTTAAGGGTTTACTGCTTAGCGAATGCCCAGGGCGCTGGCGACGTCGTAAAGCACGTCTACGCCGTTAATAATCTGGGTCATGTTCACCACGTCGATTTCCTGCACCACAGTGGTGCCAACGGTCAGCTGCATGTAATCCAGCGCCATCGTAAGTTTGGCGCGCGGTGGCGTGCCTGGCTTAAGGTTCTGCGGGTCGATTTCAATCACTTTACCACGGCATGCCCACTTGATCGGCTTTGTTGCACCGTTCCAGCTTTTAAGCGCGCCGCGGATTGTGTAACTCACGCTTGATCCTTCCGCGAGGTTAAACAGTGCGAAAACTTCCTCACTGTAGTTAATGACTTCTGCGCCCATGCGCAGGGCTTCATGGCCGGTAGTGATTTCGATCGGGCCATTCATGCCACCGCCGCGAAACTCTTCGGTGGTCGCGGTCAGCTTCGGCGGGTCTACGTTATCAACGTTACCCACGTAGCTGGTGCCGTTCATGAATAAGGCCATATTGATCAGAATGTCTTTAGTCATTAGCTGAAGATCTCCGAAATATAGTCGTTAGTCATATGGGCGCGGAAGGTAATGCGCTCGGCAACTGGCGACGGGCTAAATGCATAGTCAAAATAGATATGACCAGCAGCCAGGCTTTCTTTGGTGTTGAGGTCTTTATCAAACCAGCACTCACCACCAGCGATCGCGCCAGTGCTTTTCAGCTCACGCAGGAAAGCATTAACACCGCCCACAACGTCGTCAATATAGTTTTTATCTACATTGCGATCGATTGCCCACAGGTGATTCTGCATAACTGAATCCGCGATAATGTCATTCGTGCGCACCGCCGTGATAAATGTCCACTTTGAATCGTCGCTGCAGGTACGGTTTCCCCAAAGGCGGTACCCGTCTTCATTGATGATTGTCGTTACTTCGCTGGCGTTCAGCAGGTTAGCTCGGCTGCTGGTATCGCCCAGAACGAAATCGATCGGTCGTGCCGTGCCAATGATACCGTTAACCAGTTTATTGGACGGGGAAGCCCAAAAGCCGATAGACGCATCGGTGGCAGCCATGACGCCAGCGGCTCGGGCGCTGCTCCACTCAGTCTGGTTATTACCATCGGAATCAACGGTGATAACTTTCGGATCGATAACCATCACGCGCTTACTGCCAAAATCTTTACGATAGGCAATAGCGTCCGCATCGGTGGTGTTCGGACCGTCTGCCCAGATGATCGCGCGAAGGCTTTCTGCAATCGTGATCAGGGACGCTACAACAGCATTGGCGGTACTGCCATAACTGGCCGCCGCCGTCGCACCAGATCCGCCACCGCCAGAAATATTTACTGTTGGCGCAGCTGTATAACCGGTACCGGCAGAATCAATAATGATTTTACTTACGCGGCCCTGCGTATCGAGAACGGCGTGCGCCGTTGCGCCGGTACCATTGCCACCAGTAATAGTGACGTCTGGTGCGCTGGTATAGCCAGCGCCTGCCGCAGTCACGGTTACTGCAGTAACAGCATTCTGCTGCCGGGTATGCGTGAAGCCGGGTACGCAAAGAATACGTGGCGCATAGCCCAGGGTTGATTTAGACGCCAGCAGCGCCTGCAGCCCTTCATAATTGCCATTGTTGGCATTAACACCGCCCAGGATGTTAGCCAGCGTCTCATTATCGGTGTCGCCATCTCCAACGCGCACCACGATTACCACGGCATTGGTTTGATCAAGAATTGCGTCCAGGGCTTTAGGAAGCGTGCCCGCTTCATTGCCCACGGTGTCCAGCAAAGCAGCTTCTGTTCTGCTGCCTGCAATCAGTACAGGGGTATTGAGCGGGAAAGCCTGGGCGTTGGCATCGGGCGCAGTTCCGACAATACCGATCACGCTTGAAGACGCGATGCGGATAGTTCGGATCCCGTTGTCAATTTCCAGCACCTCCGGCCCGTGTAGAAATTCAGTAGCCATTGATTCGATCCTTAGTAGTTGAGCACTCAAAAGGCACGCCAATAATGACGCGCCAACAGTACAAAGTCATTGTGCGGGATGGCATAAAAAAATGCCCGCGCTAGGCGGGCCAAAATGCGACAGCAAAGTTATTCGGGGGCCACCGGCCATGAAATATCGTCAGAAGTGTTTGTGTCCACTCGGTTAAGTAAAACACGGTATTTTTTCCACTTCTTAAGGTTTTCTGCTTCCTCAGCAGTTGCAATGTCAAGATCTTCTGCGTCCTGCAATGGACCTATCTTAACCGTAGCAAGGGCCAGAAGCCTTGTTTTTTCAGCAGCAGCCATTTTGATAACTTGATCGGCTGTTGGTGCGGGATAGTCTTGCAATATCGGATTGCCTTTTTTGTCAGCAGTTATCAGCTTTCCTTTCTCCTGCCCTTCCAATAAAGCAATCCATTCTTCATCAGTTATCTCAACAGAATCAGCCGGAATTTCATCGCCGTGTATTTCTTTCGAGTAAAAACCGTTTGTTGAAGCAGCGTAATATTTAGTCATTTTATCTACCTATCGCAAGAATTGTAAAAGCGCCTACGCCCGCGGCTGTTGAGACCCATGAAACAGCATTTTTCGTGGTGGAATTCATACTCCAGGCAAGGTTAAAACTTCCGGGCGAGCCGGTAGTTATTGAGTCACAAATAATTGCCAGAAGTGTCTGGTTAGGGAATGCCATTGGCAGATTTACTGACCCACTGGTAGCGCCATCTGGTGCGGATGCATTTACCCATTGGATTATCAATCCACCAGGCAATTGTTGATAACCGCTTGCCGTCTGTAAGCTGGCAAAGCTAGACATGTCGGGAATATTGCCAGCGGAAACGCCAACGTTTTTTACTGCTGCCGTCCCACATCCGATATTGTATCTTGCATTGGCTTGCGCGGTGGCTCCTAAATTAAGTAATTCAATTAACTGATTTCCAATAGAAAGATAGCGCTTGTCTGTTTCGGAAAGGGTGGCTGATTGTGCATTCATGACAGCCGCTGGAGTGGCTGCTTTAGTTGCGTTATTTTCTACGGTGCTGGATAGCTGGACAATACCCTTCTTTGTCAGGCTTGCAGTTTCAATCAAATCAGTCGGGTTTTTCCACCCGTAATCCTGTTCTGTTGCGCTTGATTTTGCCAGCACCTGCCCGACTGCACCGCCTGATACTTTCGATTTTGCAACGAAATTAGCAGTGACCCAGGCTTGACTTGCCAGCGTAACTGCTGGGTCAACCTGCAGCGTTACTGCACTGGCGTTTGATACCTGGATAACGATACGAATAACCAGATCACGGCCCGAACCTTCCGCCAGCTGCGGCTTATAGGTTTCCGGAAAGTTAGCGATCGCAAAGAGATTACCGGCACTGTCGAAAATGCCCACTTCTCGCACATACCACCCGCCAACGGTTGTGGGGATGATCATTTCCGCGATCAGATAGTTCGGGTTGCTGGTATCAATCGTTAACTGGTTAAGGTTGGCAGAGTATTTCTGCGCTACCAGGGCTGTCTGCGTTTCTTTCGGCGTGGTCGCCGCCCCGCCGCCGTCGCCCACCGCCATTTTAGTTAAGTTAACCGGGGTGTTAAGCGCGGTAGCATTCGCCACTGCAGCCAGCCCCTGCTTTGTTAGTAATGTGTAAAATGTCGCTGCCATTTCTTCACCTGTTTACTGCGGATAAATAGAAACAGCATCGCGGATAACCGCTGATGCCGCCATGTATAGTGGGCTGCTTATAACCACATCTTCGGGCTGGTACGGGTACACGGTTGTATTCATGCCGCTCATTAATCCCGCTCCGATATACTCCGTTCCCGTCACCTCTGCTTTGATAGAAAGGCCGATAAGGTGTCGGCTAACTGGTTTGGCGTCGCTTATTAGCCGCTCCATCTCCTGATACATTTCATCTGTGATACCGGTGTCAAGTACGCCAATATCCAGTTTAAACGTGCCAGGATCACCATTGTATTGCCACCACTCAGTTACCTTTATCAGATACCCCAAAGGCTCAACAACTCGCCGCAGCGATCCGATAGTGCCTTTCCTTTTGTGTACAGAATAGGATGCCTTAATTACGTTTCTTTTGGTCTGCTCAGACCATTCCGGATCCCAGCGGTCAACCGACCACGCCCACGCCAGATATGGCAGTAAATCCACAGGGCAGGTATCTGGGTTGTAAAGGGATGAAATAGGGATTGGAACTCTCTTTACTTTATCCAGCGCCTGCGCCGCCAGTATCTCTAATTTGGTTGAGTTTGAAGGCAGGATCCCTTTACTCATCGGTGCCTCCGACAGTTATCGTATAACCAGTACAATATGCCGCCTGCGTGTCACTGATAACCAGGTTAGCTGCTGGCAGTGAAAGCTCTACTCGCTGCACACCTTCCACATGGATAGCAGCAAAAACTGCAGATCGGTTTATGTCGCGTCCTATTTTACGCTGTGACTGGATGTAGGTTTGAAGCCTGGCAATCGCGGCCTGTCGTATTGGCTCAGCTTCCGGGCCTGGGTAAAGAAAAATAACTGCGTTTATTGAGTAATTAACAATCGCCGCGGATTGCACTGTAACCCTGTCAGCAACAGGGCGAACATCCTCGCCATTTAGCACGGTGTTTACAGCAGAGATCAAATCTGCAGGCGCGGTTCCGTCACCTGCGCGCGCCAGCAGAGAAACAGTTACTACCGCAGGGGAAGGGCTGATGGCTTTTACATCCAGGATCCGCCCATCGGTGCTTCGCGCGTGAAACTCGTAAGATCCTGCCGGACCTGCCACGCTCAAACCCTCGTAAGAGTCAACGATTCTCGCTCTTAACTCTTCGTCGCTTTCCTTTTTTTCTTCCACTACGGGAATAACTGTATTGTCTGCAGCTTGGGTAATCAGCCTCGTCAGGTTCACATTAGCGGCCAGCTGTTCGAGATCCGTCCCGGTTGCAAAACCTACCATGACGCTAACGGCCGCATTATTCACCCTGGCGCGCCAGATCATTTCACGGTAGGAGTTTTCTTCGAGTAGTTTGGTAAGCGGCTCTGATTCTAATTCAAGCGTGGCGGCGATCTGCTCCTGCATTTCCGTATCTTCTGCATAAAGAGCCAGCAGGGCGGCTTTTCGCTCTGCCAGAATGTCTTCATAACTCAGCGTTTCAACTACGGCCGGTGCCGGAAGTTTTGAAAAGTCTATTGCCGCCATTATTTCACCACGATCCCTTCCAGTGTTACGTCTTTACCCTCCGGCAAATATTTCCCCGAAAGGGAAATGATTACCTGGGATTCCGTAATGGTTGAAAAAGTAACCTGCGAAACATCGAATCGCGGTTCCCATTTTTTTATTGCGTCAGCTGTAGCGGCGATAATATCAATCATCAGTTCACCATTTACCGGCAGATCCACCAGCCTGGGCAGGTCGCTGCCATATTCGGCTCGCATTATCCTGGTGCCCTTTGGCGTGGTCAGTATGTCAGTTATCGACTGTTGCAGATGCGCTACGCCTGACATTTGACGCCCTGTTTTACGGCTCATGCCTATCATATTTACTGCCCTCTATCCTGTCATTGTGGGGGATGGCATTATCCTTGCGCCGGTCCTACCATTTTGCCGTCGCCCTGCTCAAGATGGCTATGTGATTTAACCCCTACACCATCGGCTTTAAGGTCGCCGCCGTTTACTTGAACATTCCCGGCAAACTGCGCCACGGTACCAGCACCACCAGAAACGCCCATGCCGCCCTGCCCGGTGATCTTCTGCTTAACGGTAAGGTTTCCCGTTACCAGCGTTTCCGGCGCGTCCAGCGTAATGGCATCAGTCGCGGTCACGTGGGCAGATACGCAGGTTATCTTAACGATCCCCTGGCCGGTCACTACCAGATTAAATTCGTTTTCGCCGTGGTTATAAACCAGCGTGCTTCCGTCCGGAAATTTAATGTAAGTTTCTTCCGGGTTACTGCTGGGCGATTCGCCGCCGTTGTCGCTGTACAGGCTGCATAAAACTACAGCCATCGAAAGGTCGCCGGCCGGTGCTGCGATCAGCACCTTTTCGCCACGATCCGGACAGCTCCAGACTTTAAGCAGGCCAGCACGCCATACGCCCCAATCAATCCACCCGGTAACGTTGCCATCAACCGCAACGCGCACCTGCTTGGCGTCCGGGTCAACGTTGCGGATATAACCGGTTTTTATTACGCCATCGAGGCGCTGGAATAGTTCGTTACTGTCCATTGCCGGTAATCTCCACGTAGTCTTCTCGGTGCTCTGCTCCGATGTTCGGATCAAGCCCCAGCCATACGCGAGACGGCAGAAAGCTGGAATCAAAATCACTTTTGCCCAGATAAATAACCTGCTCCCAGTCAACGCGCCATACCTCATAACGATCCAGCCGTGGGTCGAAATCATCCCTGTACGCTCCCACCGGCATAGCCGGGTCGCTCGGCAGGTGGTTGGGTTCTTCTTCGGTGCCCGGGTCGCGTGGGTCGCGCCAGTGTCGCATTTTAAGCCACGATACCAGCGCGGCAGCCATCAGCCTGATCTGCAGCTTCGTGTTGCCATCCTGCAGCCCGCTGATAACCAGGAATGCGGAAAAAGACAGTCGCGTGGGCGTCTGGCCGGTTCCCGGGTCTTCATCCAGATCCACTTCCATTTCCGACACGTCCAGCAGGCACGCGGGCACTGGCATGCGGGTGTTGGCTTCCGGTTCATCCGGGAAAAATTCGACGTTCACCAGCGACGGGAAACGCTCTTTAATGTCTTTAACAATGGCCTGAAAGAAAATGGCCAGATCGGTTTCGGGGTAGTTGTCTTGCATCATTGCCACCTGTCGCTAACTTTCTGGTATTTGTCGCGGGCTTTCAGATCTCGCTCAAAGTGCTGCCAGAAGATCCGATCAACCTCTGTAAAAATCTCATCCTCGATATAAATATCAGCCTGATCCTTTATCTCTAACAGCTGCTCCCGGATAGGTAGTCGCGCGTCTCCAGCGCGCTTGAATATCGTTGCCTTTCCGCGTTTGGTCTTCCCGACAAAGCCGCCTTTGATCTCCACGTTCCCTTTTTTGGCCCCGTCTTTGGTGTTGCGTGGGCGGCCTTTAAACGCCGATACCGGCAGATCGTTTAAGCCGTACCACAGGGAAACGCCGGTATTATTCCCACGCAGTCGGATGGATTTAAGGCGCTTCCTCAGTACGCCCAGCGTGCGCAGCTGCAGTTCGTTTTTAAGCCCGCGCCCGCTCATTCTGCGCAGGGTTGCCGCCGTCCGGCTGCAGGCGCGTGCGATCATGGCTTTAAATACCTTATCGCTGGCTCCTATCTGGTCGGCGGCAATTTTCAGCTGCTCTAAATCAATGTCAAAGGTAAGCATCTTGCGGGGCCAGATCGATCGTTACGTTGCCGGTACCGTCCGGGCGCGCGTGCTCTTCCAGAATGAATAAGCCCTCATCCTCGATCTGCACCTTGTCTTTTTTGGTCAGCGTTCGCCAGATTGGCAAATCCTCCATCATCAGGCGCGGCTGGCTGGTTTCGAAATCGTATTCACCTGCGTTAGCGTCGTACTTTGCTTCGTCGTACAACACGTAAACAGCTTCTGTATTCACTGGCGTGCCATCAGCCTTAAAAAAAAAGGCAGCTTTAGCAAAGCCGCCCTTTCTATCCGACTGATAAAACACGCCCAGGTTTTCCCAGGCGGGTTTACTCATAGCGGCTTATTCCTTTTTCTCGTTCAAATCAGCTTCGCGCAGTGGCTCCAGAGGTGCCGGGTTAGGTACGACGCCAGCGGCCTGGTTATCGCTCAGCTCTTTTGAGGATTCATAATCCAGCTGGTCCTGCAGCTCTTTCTGAATGTCTGCCTTTTTGGTTGCGGTCACGGTGAAGGATTTAGCCTTAGCCCATTCCAGCAACTGATCCACTGTCAGTTTAGACAGATCGACGGTGTTTAGCGGCGAGGTCGGCACGACGTCTGATCCATCGCTTCCAGCCTGGCCCGTAGTCGTAAAAGGGCCGGTACCCAGTGAAAGCGCCTCACCTTCGGCCAGAACCGCTTTACCACGGCCCATATAGTGGCGCGCTTCAATCTCGGTAACTTCGATCTCAGTACCGGCAGGCTGGATCTGGCCGCCCCACACGATGGCGCTGGTTAATTCAATCACGATAGTTTTTGACATTTTTTTAACTCCAGTTCAGTGCAAAGAAGCCGCCCGCAGGCGGCTTTCCGGGGTGGTTATTACGCGGTCACTGCGGCTTTATGGCCGTAGGTGAATGACTCCACGCGGCGCAGTGCAAAATCCACATCCTGGAATACTACCAGACGCAGTGCACCTTTTTTGCTCAGGCTGTACGGGTCAACAATCAGATCCAGGCCGCCCCACATACCGATGATCAGGTCATTGAAGTTACCAAAGAAAACATCACCGGCTTTAATGGTGTTGGTCACTTCCGCACGGTAGCCGTTCAGGCCGTTGCCTGGCTCCCAGATCAAGCCCTGGTCAGAACCACCGGCCAGCTTAGGCGTGGTTTTGAAGTAGCCACGCTGCGCGGTGTTAATCACATAAGCCATGCTGTTAACGTCGGCGTCATCAGCTGCGATCGCTGATTCCATTTCCACCAGCTCAGCAAAAGTCGGGCTGGCGTTGGCGAATCCTACCGCGTTAATACCATCCTGATTCAACAGGCCCAGAGGCTGGTTGTTTTCGCCGGTACCGTAGAAGGCTGCGGCGTTGATGCCGCTACCGATGGCGGCGATCAGGTCAGCACGCACGATGCCTTCCGCGTCGGGGGTAGACTGCATCAGCAGGCGGCGGGAAATATCGGTATAAGCCGCAAGGGTGTGCGGATTAAGGCCGATCTGGCCGATTACTGGTGTAGTTTCCTGCGCGTCTTCGTGCTCACCGATCCAGTACGCTTGCGAACCGGCGATCTGTTTCGGAATCTCCACGTTGCCCACCAGACCGCCCATAGTGCGGGCCAGCTGCATAATCACGGTGCGCTGGCGCAGCAGGTCGATAAAACTGGACGCCATGTAGTTGGTGGCTACCAGATTTTTACCCGTCACTGCGCCGGTAGGTGTATCAGCCGCGCCGCCTGCGTTAAACGCGCGCATGGTGGCTTCGTTACCGAAACGCTGCAGCACGTCCTGCGGGATCAGTACGCCCTGGGCATTACGTCCGGTCTGGCGCTGGGCCGTCTCCGAACATTCCAGCTCAAAACTGGCCGCTTCACGCAGACGCATGTCGGTAGGGTTTGACAGGTGGCGAACAACGTTGAAGATCGAATAGTTTCGCACTTCTTCGTCGCTCAGACCGATTTCCGGGCTGTCCATCTCTGCCAGCGGGGTGCCGCGCTCGCCGGTACCGGCTGGCGCTGCGCCACGGGTGCGCGGCTGGCGGGTACCCGGTTGCTGCTGCTGGCGGGTGTTGATGGCGTCCAGCGCGATCGCGCGGAATGCTTCAACGGTAATGCCATCAGCAACGGCGCGGGCTGCTTCGGTTGGCAGGTTGTAGCTGGTGCCCATCGTGGTTAACTCACGCACGCGGGTGCGTTCGTCTTCCAGTACCTGCGCAGCCGTGCGTTCGCCACCTTCTGCGCCGCCTGGTGGATTGGTACGATTACCGCCGCCGTGACCGTCGTCGTTATTCGTATTCATACGGATAACTTTGAGTACGCGCAGGATTTTGTCGTTTTCATCAACGATCGCGCGAACGTAGTTACCGTCAGTATCGTAAACGTTCTTTTCCATCTTTCTTGCTCCGGGTTCAGGTTTCGCCGCTGTTGGTTTTTCACCTTGACGGCCATTATTAACAGGATTTGATCCGCTGTCATTGTGCGGGATGGCATTAAATGGGGCAGCACGCCCAGCCCCCACCGTATGGTCGGCTGGTACCGATACGAAACTGATTTCATATGGTAGCCAGCGCGTCATAAGGTAGTCATCTTCGCCGTCCTCGCGCTCTACTGACAATTTGGCTTCGAGTACCTGATAGCCAACGCTAACCAGCGTGCGGATTTTGTCGATCACATCGTTAAAAATTTCGTCTGCGCGGGCGCTCTTGCCAAAGCGCACGATAGCATAACAGCGGCGGTCATCACCCAGCCAGGCGCGTTCGATAACGCCCACCTGATCCTGCCAGTTGTGATCCACCAGCAGGGCAGCTGCGCCAGACTCCAGCCGCGTAAAGTCTACCGCGCCGGGACTGTGATCCAGAATCTCGTTGCCGTACCAGCGGCGCACTGGGTGCTCACTGGAAAACGAGATCTGCACCGTGCGTTTTTCTTTGTCCACGCTGTCGATCTGCATATCGCGCGTTTGCGCGGGCAGGTCGCGGTTGACTCGGGCCAGATCCAGCTGCTCAGCGGTCGCAGCTCGCGTAAAGCTGCAGCCGATAATCGCGGCCAGACTAAGCGCCAGTAGTTTTCGTTTGTTCATTAGGGCTTGCCTCTTCCTGCATCATTTTAGGGTCCACGGCGTAACCAGACATTACCAGATTTTCCGCATTTTTCTTACTCAGGCCAGCAGCCATTAACGTTTCCAGCTGCGTATTAATATCCTGCGCAATCTGTTGCACCACTTCGTCCGGATCCTGTCCGCTATCGCGGATAAGTTCAGAAGGCGACTTAAGCATGGCATTTTTGGCCGCTACGCTGGCTTTAACGTCGCTAACCGGGTCAATCCATGCCCAGCGGCGCGGCTGCCACAAAATATCCTGATATTTCGTCAGCGTTACCGGGTTAAGGCTCTTTCCGTTGTCGGTCACGATCAGGCCGGCCAGTAAAGCACGCGGCAGCCAGGCGTCGAATACTGGCTGCAGGAATTCTTCACAAACAAACTGTTGTAAATCCTTCCACGTCTCGCGTTCGTCCAGCGTGCCCTGCCGAATACTGGAAAAGTTAACGCCTTCCAGATCCTGCGCCAGATTGTTGTATGCCACGCCCAGACCTGCAGCGATGCCGCGCAGCTGGTTTTTAACGAAAATCGCATACTCGCCGCTGGGGTACTGCGGATCCCATTTCTCCACGCGCGCGCCTTTCGGCAAGATGCCCATTTCGCCTGGCTCAATATCCACCACTGGCGGGTCGTCTTCATCGTATTCCGGGCCGTCGCTCTCACCTTCAAACGAGATCCAGCCCAACTTCGCCGCACCGGTACGGGCGTTCACCAAAGCCGCCTGATCCATGCCGTTCATCTGGCGCATGCGGTAAAGCGACGTCGCCAGCCACGGCAGCCCGCGACGCTGGCCGGGGATTTCTTCGCGGAAAACGTGGATCACTTCGTCAGCCGGTACGCGCACGTAAGGCTTGCCGCTGTACATGTAGCGATCGGCATCGCTCAGCAGGGTGCGGAAATGGTACGCCACCGGCTTGCCATACTGGGTGTACTCAATACCGAACCGCACAAAGTTGGTACCGCCGTTCAGGCGGTCAATAACCATTTCAATGGGCACGCGCTGCGCTGGGATCGCCTGCAGTGAAAAGCCGAACGGCCCAGCGTCGGCCCCGTAAACCTTCCTGCAGAGGAATTCGCCGCTACTCGCCAGGCTGTTTACAAGCTGATTCTGGAATTCTCGCATCGACTTTTTGCCGGTAATGTCGATGTTTTCCCGCTTGCAGAATTCAGCCCACGCACGCTGGATCGCGTCGTTGGCGCTCTTATCCAGTTTACCCTTGCCAGACTTAGCCCGGGCGTTTAACAGGATCCCGTTCTGCCCGACGATGTTCTGGCGGGCCAGTCGCGCGAAGTGTTTCGCATAGTCGTTGTTGGCGATCTGCTCCTGGCTGCGAGCGACAAGCGGCTGCCAGTTTTTGGCTATGATTTCGTCGGCTGTCAGCGGGTCGTTGCCCCACTCCATCGACATTCGATCGGGCTTCGCGGCATCGAAAAGGCGCTGGCCGAAACGTGGGGGAATTCGGCTGCGCTTTTTCTGCTCCGGCTCTTTGGCCTTGCGGCCCCAGTTAAATAACTTCATTTCATGGAGTACCTTATTTTGCGGTTCCACAGATCAGATCCGGCTTCTGCTGCCAGCTCGGCATTTACCAGTAACTGGTAATGCTTTTGCAGTGCTAAAAGGTCGGTCATTGATTCGCTGTATAACTCGCGGTTGTTGATTCGGTACCGAACGGGCGCGCCACCCTGCGCACGCGCTGCCAGCGTCTTGTTAATCGCAATCAGGGCTTTTTGGTTTTCGCTCAGGCCGTCGAATTCCGGCCCTACCAGCGCCAGATTGGCCTGCACCGTAAAGCGGCCACTTTCCAGCACTTCCGGCACGCCGCCCGTGGTGGCGATCATCTGGTAAAAATAAAGCCCCGGTAACAGGTCTGCGGCGTTGTCAGCATCAGCCCGGAAAACGAGGTGGTTATTTTCAACCACGGATCCCAGCGTCAGAAGGCTTGCACCGCCACGGATAACCAGCTGGCCGGTGGTGGTGATTCCGCGCGGGCGGTAATTGGTCGCCCACGTGAATGGCATCCCGTGGATTATGTTTTTTGGAACCGTTACTGGCATCACCAGCCCCCTTTCACCCAGTTAGCGCCGCCACCGGCTTTTTTTGCCTTCTTCCCGGCTACGGCTTTTGATTGTAAGCGTGGTCGATTCTGCTTTTTTGTGGCTGGTTTGTCATTGTGCGGGATGGCATTCGGCACCACCTCCACTGGTTCGTTTTCCTCCGGTTGTGGCGCAAAGCTGGCTAAAACTGGCGTTTCTGGTACCTCTGTTGCGGTTTGTGGCAATTCTGTCTCGGATTTTGGCATTTTTGGCACGGTTTTAAGCCTCTTGCGGCGCTCTGGTTCTGCGCCAGTGGTATCAATTCCCAGCCTCTGGGCAATCTTAAGCAGGCGGGGGGCGGTAATTTTCAGGGCGGCATAAGCGTACACGCGGCAGTCCAGCGCCTCATTTCGGGCGCGGTCTGGCTTTTTCCACTCGCGAACCGGCTGCCCGCGAACGTATTTAGTGACCATTTTTTCCGCTGTCAGCTGGTTAAACCATTCTTCGTGTCGATCGTCCGGGAAGTGGCAATAACCCGGGCCTGCCTCCGTCTTGTTCAGGCGGCGCGTAACAATCAACTTTCCTTCGTCAACCGCGATCGGCCACAAGTCCACTTTGCGGGTGTCTTTACCAGACTGGCGGCGGCTGGGCTTCTCTGCCACCGCTTTGCCCCATCCGGGCACGCCTTTTATCGCAAAGAGGCGGCGGCCAGTACGGCCCTTCGCATAGGCGTAGGCCGCAGACGTCATTCCGTTGGTACCGCCCGTATCGAGGCATGCGCCCATGATGCGCAGCTTCGCGCCGGTTTCGTGGATAAAATGGCTTTCCAGAAGGTCGTCCAGCTGATCCCACGGGTCGCCGGTCAGCGGATCGCCCCAGAATACCCAGTAACCCAGGCTCCAGCTTTCTTCGCCCAGCCCCCACGCCACCACCTCACATTCCAGACGGTCGATCTGCATATCGATCCCGGCTGTCAGATACAAGCCGCCGGCCGGTACGTCAAAGGATCCATCTTCGCTGTAAATCTCGCGGCGGGCCATCAGGCTGTCCGGGTCTGCGCTCTCGCCTTTTTCGTCCCACGTCAGCGCCAGCGAGACGTTGTAGAAGGTCTGCAGGTCGTCGGTTTTCAGCTTGTCGATGTAGTCCCGCACGATCGCCGGTATCTTGCGGAAAGTGCTGTACAGCTCGTTCAGGTGGTAACTGGCGTGCCCGGTAAACGGGCGTGTGGCTTTCCAGCCAGCCCCTACTGATTCCGCTTTGCGTATCGCCGCAATGCGCTGGCCGTCTGTCCACTGCGCGCCACAGTCCGGGCAGTGGAAATGGGCCTTTTCTGGCTCCATTTCGTCCAGTGCTTTGGCGTTCTCTTCGTCGCTGCCCATTCGGCCAGGCCAGTGGATGTGCTCCCACTCCAGCAGCACATGCGATTCGCAGTGTGGGCAAGGCACATAGAAACGACGCTGATCGCCAGCTTCAAACGATTTTTCAATGTAGCTTTCCCCTTTGATCGTGGGTGTCGATATATCCATCAGGAAGCGAATATCGCCAAAGGTCGCAGAACGTTGCCACAGCAGGCTAACCGGGTGCCCCTCGTTCGTGCGTTCGTAGCCGTCCACCTCATCGCACACGATGGTTGGCGCAGAACGTCCACGCATCGTTTTAGGCGAGCCAGCCCACGCGAACATTAAAAACCCGCCAGGATAGCCCTTCATTTTTTTGTTATCGACTTTGCCCTGGCCCAGCGCGTCAGCCACGGCGCTGCAGTCTTCCGCCAGGGGGTTAAATTTCGTCTCCAGCCACACGCCTAAATCGTTCTCGCTGGGCTGCATCATCATATGGCTGCGCGGGCTTGCCCCGATGCAATACGCCTGCACGCAAAGCGCCAGCAGCGTCTTGCCCACCTGCGCGCCCCACATCAGGGTTACGCGGTAGCAGTCCTGCTGCACCAGCATGTCCATAGGCTCCCGCTGATAGGGGGCGTTGTGGATGCGGTACGGCCCCGGCACGGCGTTGCCGGTCGGAATCTTGATATTCTTCTCAGCCCAGACGCTGGGCAGCATCACGGGCGGCGGGATCAGGTTGCGCTGCGCACGTTTGACGGCAGACAGGATCCCAGCAAGGTTACGGAATTGGCCGTAATCCTCTGCCTTTGGTTGTGGCTTTGCCGCTGGCTTCGCCCTTTTACTCTTCGTCTTCGTCGTCGCCATCGTCTTCCGCCTCCAGTTCATCCATAGGGCCGGTAAACAGGTTCGAATTGGCGGTGTCGGTCAGCGCCCCGTCGATCTCCCGCATCAGGGTTTCTTTCCAGATCCCTTCGTCGTCTTCCCCCACCAGCGCCCCGTAAGCGCGGCTCGGGATAACGCGCATTTTGGCGCGGAGGTTAGCGAAGATATTCGCCAGCGCAGCTTCCATCTGGGCAATCGGGGCCAGCGTGCCCTTTTCTTTTTCCAGGTCCAGTTCTGCGCGCACCATTTTGGCGGTCTTCATGCGGCGGTCTATCGTCGCGTCGTCTGCCATCACCTTGCCCGTGGCTTCGTCCACTGCCGAATTGCGCAGCCATTCAAAACATTCCGCCGTATTGAATTCCGCCGATACTCCACGGCGTCCAGCTGAAAGCACCGGCATGCCTGCACGAATCCAGCGATCGACGGTCGGCATAGAGACGCCAAAAATCTGCGCCAGATCGGTTCGGTTGACTGTCTGTCCACGTATTGCCATCGCATCGGCCCTTCTAATCGAAAAAAGTGGTTAATCTGGTTACTTTATAATTGTAAAACTGGTTTTTAAGAAACTTCTTACAGCGCGTTTGTCGCGGCGGCACTGCCCCCGCAAGGCTGCCCCCTCAGGAAGTACCTTAAAAATTTTTTGAAATGAGAAACGTTATCATTTGACACGTCGATGGTAATCATTCTCATCATTGACCTATCGCAATGCATAGGCCCACCCATGCAAGCCTTGCCACTATGTACACGCCTGCAGCTCCTGCGCACGCCACTGCTGCCACGTCTAGCCATGTATGTGTCTCGTACACTGCCTTAGTGTTAGCGACGCTCTCAGTGCGTTCTAGGGCCATTGGCATGTAACCCCGCTTACTCCATTCCTCGCGGTGCTGCTCAAGCCTCCTGTCCCTCTGCTCCTGCGTCTCTGCCCTGGGTGTGTTCATTGGTCGCTTAGTCATAGCCTGCCCTCTGTATGCCATAGCCCCCACAAGGGGGGCCGGGGTGTTATTTGGGTTTACGCATAGAATCGAAAACAGCCTCACAGGTCAGCCCTGCTGCTCTGGCCCTGTCAGCCTCTGCCGCCATTCTTCCCGCTGTTGCGTCAATCTCTCTGTACAGCTGGGTAAGCAATAGTCCGGCGCTATCCCCTGCCTGCCTTCCTGCGGCATCGGTGGCAGGCTGTCCGGCACGTAGTCGGGTGATCGCGGCGCTGATTTGCTGCTGCAGCCTGTCAGAATTGCGATCAGCAGCAGCACGCAAAGCAGCAAGGCGAGCGACTTCGTTTTGGGCGTCTTTTTGTATCTGGTTAACTTCATCCTGTCGTTTCCTCTCATAATCGCGCTTCTGGTTGTCAAAATCGGCTTTGGCCTTAACATCAGCCAGGTTTCGCTTATCCCATCTTTCCTGCCAGCGGGCCGTTTCGGCGTTAACGGCTGGATTGATGAAATAGCGCACATTGAGCACGCACGCGGCGAAAATGAGAAGGGCCAGCCCACCGGCCAGCCCCACCCATTTGGCCCACGTGGGCACTATCACGTTGCCCACGTTCATAGCTATTTGCCCCCGGCCTTGCGCCATTGCTCAATCAGCACGTCCATTTTGTGTTCGTGCTGTCCGTAGCCAGCACCAGGCAGCGATGCCCAGCGACTGGCGCAGGCCATAATCGCGTTTTTAATGTCTCCCTTCTGCAGCATGGCGATGGCACGGCATTCCCGCATCATCTGCAGCGCGATTTTGTCCTGCGATACCGGGCCAAAGTCAGGCAGGCCCAGCTGCTTTTTGTAGGCGTCGTAATAACGGGACAGCACCTGATAGCGTCCAGCTGCGGTGCTGTTGATTTTGAGGCTATCAATGCGGATCAGTTTGCGCGGGTGATCTGCATAGCCTGAAAACAGCTGTCCGCCCACCAGGACGTCGTAGCCGTTGTCTTTGGTCTTCTGCCTGCCGTTGTCGGTGCCTTCGGAAAACGCGAGCATGTCCAGAAACGCGATAACGTTCTGGCCGCCTGCTGCTTCTGCTGAAATACGTGCCATTGTTACTTCCTCCGGTTGAGGTTTTCGGCCTTTGCGGCCTTTGCCTGAATAAACCACCATGCCTTAAAGCGCATCCAGCCCGGTGATAACAGGATTAAACGACGGGTCATTAGCGCAGCAATCCCGCAAATCATCGTAATGGTGGTGCGGTGCGGGAAGGTGCCCTGGAACATATGGAAAAGCCACGCCACACAACTGCTGGCAATGACCATGTAGAAGATACCGCCCAGCGCGCCTTCTTTGACGCGTGGATCGAATATCTGCACAACGCAGTAAAACAGGATCAGTGAAACGCCGATAATGCCGCTCGCCTGATAGATTGATTCTAACGTGTTCGCTTTGATAAACATGGTTACTCTTCCTTGCTTTTGCCTTTGGCAATAGCTTCGATAACTCCCCAGAATCTGGCCTTGATGATTTCCCATATTGCGCCGTTCTCAATTCCATTGAGTATCGTCTGAACCAGCTTGGGGCCGAATATCCCGATAAACAGCGCGTAAAACAGTAAGGCATTTTTACTCGCTTCGGGGTCGTGTACTGCCAGTTTGTAATAGTCGTATGCGAACGGGGCCACATACATGCCGGATAATCCTCCACAAATAACAAAGTAAATCCGTCCCTGAAACGTCGTTAAATCCTTATAGAATCGTAAACCCACAAAGCCGCCTGCTAAACCTGCCAGCAATACGTCGATACGGGTCGCGAATAGTTCAAATAGCCACATTGTTGCCTTTCCCCACGTTACTGCCGGTTGCGTCGAACATATTACCAGCACTGTATGCCTGCGCATGGTGGGGGATGGCATCTGACAGCCACCGGCTTATCGTTCTGTAGGGTATCTGCATAGCCTCTGAGACGTCTGTGGGCTTCATGCCGTCGCGATACATGCGCATGGCTGTGTCTTTCAGGAAATCGCGGTAAATATCGGCACATGTTGCCGGATAAAGAAACTCACCGCCAAAGTGGCGGGATAGTTTGTAGGCGTCGTCCCATCCAATCAGCTTAACCAGCTTATCGTCGGCTTTGAGGTTGGCGGGAACAATCAGGACTATCCGGTTACTGATCGCTTTGGAATAGCGTTTATCGCGAACCTTACAGACCGGCAACAGGCCAATCAGCTTTAAGGTTTGCGATACTCCTATCACGTCGGCAATCTGCTGCACGCTTTTGGGTAGGTTCATTTCTGCGGCTCTTTGTAGCGGGATTAATCTGATTCTATACGATTGCGGGGGTTTATCTATACAAATGCATATGAAATCGAAAAGGTTACAAGGAAATATCGTTATTAATCATTGCTTTAAGCGAAAAGGTTACAAACTTATGGGCCTTGTAACCTCGTTGTAACCCCATTTTGTAACCCTTAACTACCTGTTTTATATGTATATATATATAAAGGTTACAAGATTATATATATATATGGAAACATAACCCCACGCACACGCGCGCTCGCGCTCACGCACGCATTACAACTCTCTATATTTCCGTGTAACCTCTGTAACCTGTAACCTTTCTTTATGAAACATGCACTTAGGGGTTACAATTTAGGTTACAAGACTGAATGTAACTCCGATTTGTAACCTTTTAGACGCGCCGGGTGGGTAACATCGGTTATATTAGTAACTCAATTACAGGGGGGGTCAGCTATGCAACACAAGATTTTCAGGGGTTACAACGGGCATACTTACTACCCGTGGGAAGAAATGAAAGTGGGGGATTATTTTGAAACGCCCCTTGCTGGGATCAATTGGCAAAGCGTCAGGGTTCAGGCGTCGAAGCAGAAAAAGAAGACGGGAAGGGTTTATACGGTAATGACTAAGGATCACATACTGAGAGTTACACGGCATGAATAGCCCGCCTCGGCGGGTTTTTTATTGGGTGCGCATCCCTGCGCGTATCACAGCAGAATCAGTTTAGCAGCTCCTGCTGGCTCGGGTCTTCTGCCACCAGATCAAACGGTATTCCGACGCAGCGCGACAGGGTGCCGTTAATCTTTTTCGGTTTGGGCCAGGCCACGACGCCAGCAACGCGCATCAGCTGCCCGCGCCAGTCACTGCCGAATGACGTATCACGCAGGCGGCGTTCGATGTACGGGCAGTTGTTGGCAATCAGCAGATGGCCTTCTTCGTAGACCATTCCGTAAGTGCGTAACACGCGCTGCGCCTCTTTCTGATCCAGACCGATACCCTGCCCACGGCCAGCGGCCTGCTGCAGCACTTCCAGCAGCCGGACGTTAAGCCCGTTGCCCAGTTTGTCGGTGATACCCATGATGCGGGCCAGCACCTGGCTGCTTTCGCTCTCGCTGCTGCGCTCTTTGATTTCGTCCCACGTGAAGCGCCCGATCATTTCCTGCGCCTCTTCGTAGGTCGCTGCCTCGGTGCTGATCAGGCTCCAGCAGCCAGCCAGCAACGTGCCGTACTGGTCGCCTTCGCGGGCGGTACCGAAATAATCACCGGCAGCCCGGGAAAAGGTTTTGATGTTCGCCAGCGTGGTGGGCATCAAATCCAGCGTGCGCTTAAACAGGCGGGCCGGTAGATCCTTATCCCGGCGCAGCTGGTAAAGGCGCTCGCTCAGCTGCTCCCAGTTGCCTGCCGCGTTTTCTTCACCCTCTTTGCCGCGCATCGCCAGCACCGTTAAACGCTCAATATCGGCCTGCTGCTTCATGCCCACCTGAATGGATGCGAAGCAAAACATGCTGCGGATCATAAACGTTATGCTGTCGCCGTTGGCGCTGCCTTTCAGCGTCTCCGCCTGGCTCTCACTGGATGCCTGGCGAACCATCGAAAGGATGTTCTGGACGCGCTGCGCCTCGCGTTCGTTGTTTGACTCGGATTCATCGAACAACACTGGACGGGCATCACCACCCAGTCGCTGGCGGATCCCTGCCTCTGTACTGTTGCCCTGCGCGAATATGTTAATGCCGTGCATCAGCGGGTTAATGTATTCGTTAAGCACCGTCGATTTACCGCAGCCAGCGCCACCGGTAAGCCACAGGTGGGGCCGCCAGCGCAGTGCACCGCAGATAGGTGCCAGCGCCACGAATCCAGCCAGTAAGCAGCCAGACGCGGGCACGCTCCACCGAAACGACATTGCCAGATCCAGCAGCCCCTGCCCTTCGTCGTCGGTTAGCGCCTCGTCGGCTGGCGTCGGTAGTGGCAGTTCCTGCTGGTATGTGTACCGGCTGTTAAAGTCGGTAATTTCCACTTCCTCGCCGTCTACCAGCAGATGGCTGCCAAAGTGATAGACCGCGCGATCGTCGTCCCACCACGCACCACGCCCGCGCATCTTTTCCAGCGAATAGATGCCGCGCTGCTGGCATAAGCGCATCAGGTCGTTGGTGGCTTTCTCCCAGTCGATCGCGCCCTTTACCGGGTACATTGAGTACCACCATTCGAGGCTTGCCAGCTCCATCAAATTGTTTTTGGTGTGCTTCGCTGCCGTCATGGTGATCACCTGGCGGCTACCGTGGCAAAGGTAAAAATAATTGCCGTGGTTATGCCCCAGCACCGTAAATTCATCGTTTGCCCACGGGTTGGTCGATTCCTCCGGGGATTTATTTTTTTGGTTGATGTTCGCCATTTCTACCACCTTCGCCGATAACTGGCGCGCCAGCTGCTCTTCGCCTTCCAGCACTAAAAGGTCGTTAAAGTCGGTAGGGCCGCGCGTCCTGCCCTTGTCGTCTGTCACGGTGTTAGCCTGTAGCGTTTCCTTTGTGAAGCGGGGAACGATGCAACGCCCACGGATCACGTTAGCCACGCTTTTAGCGGCCAGTTCGCCCGGGTTATTCACCTTCTGGCCGTTAACCGTCGTCGTCGTCCAGCGATCGTTATCGCCGCAGACCACGAAAGGCACGCCCACGAATTCTTTGGCGAATTGCTCCGCTACCGGCATCAGGTTGTTGCTGTTGAAGCAGATCACCACGCACCAGCCGGTTGCCTCCCGGATTGCTGCGCCGGTTGCGTAACCCTCACAAAAAGCCACGGTGCCGTCGCCGTCGCCGGGGTTGCCGATTATGAAAAAGTGACCGCCCACCAGGCCGCCTTTGATAAACAGCTTATCGCTGCCACCTTCTGCCCATTTTGGCTTTTTCGGCCAGATGGCTTGCAGGTTGTGGATCGTGCCGTCCAGCGACATAACCGGGATCAGCAGCATGTTTTTCTGGGTGCTGTATGTGCCGTCGCGTTTCTCCATCGCGAAGTCGCCCACTTTGAGGTTGTGGGACTTAACCTTTTTGCGCTGCAGGTATGGGTGATCGCCGCACGGTGCTGCCGCGTTCCACGTATTATTTGCCCTGTCGCGTGCCTTATCCGCATCAGCCTGTCGCGCTTCTTTGGCTGCCTTTTCGGCTGCCTCGCGGTTGGCAATACGCTGGGCCATTTCCTCTTCTGGCAGCTGCTGGATCTCGCTCTTATCCAGCGCCCATCCTTTCTGGGCAGCCATGTGCCACACGGTGCCGATCGTCTTTCCGCCAGCGCCGATAGACTTCCAGGTGCTGCGTGCATCTGAAAGGTTGAATTTTGCCGTACTGGTGCGGCTCCACTCCATCCAGACTTCTTCGCCTGCGTCGCCCAGCTCAGACATAACGCCCATAGCGACGTCCACCCATTCTTCGCGCGAACAATCGGCGTCGATGTAGGTCAGCATGCGTCGGATCTGGTCAACCGTTAGCGGGTTGTATGATTTTTTAGCCATCGCAAAAGCCCCTTACTGCCCGCTGCTTACGCAGTCTTTTTTGCTGCCGTTTTGAGTTGCAGCAATTCGAAACGGGCTGCAGGTATAACGCGAATGCCATTGCTGGCGCGCCACATGTAAACGGTGTCTACATTCACGCCCAGCATTTCGGCAACGTCCTTCGGGGTCAGGGCGTTGTCCTTCATAAAGTCGATTAATTCCTGATTCGGGTTGGTCATGGTTTCTTAGCTCCAAAGAAAAAGTGCGCAAGGTGATAGTAGACCATCACCTATACGCACGTATAGAATTATTTCAGATTTTTTTGGTTATTTGCTGCGGGCTTTGTACTTAAATCCTTTCTGGGTGCGCTCTGCGTACTCGCCAGCAGTCTTTAAAATCTGCTGCATGCTGGCGGTACCCATGCGGGACTGCATGCCGTAAATGCTCATGGCGTGCCGCGCCGCCACGTTGGCGGTACCGCTATCCGCGCCCTGGCGCTGCAGGGCTGCGACGATCTGTTTTTCGATAATGGTTGATTGATTCATGGCTAAATCCTCTGCTACCTGTTTGTATTTTGCCCCCAGCCGTTGCCAGTGGGGAATAAGTGCAATCGCTACGCCTTCCACTGCTGCCCGCAGCTTGTCCACATCAGTTGGATTCATCAGGTTGCCTCTTTTCCTGCCAGCCCCTGCACTCCGTCTTTGATTTTATCCAAAACGGCCACGGTTGCTTCTGCTGTGAATTCGCGCCAGTAACCGCCACCTTCTACACGCGAAGTATTGATCCACATACGCCAGCCGGTGTCGCGGTGCCACTGGTAGACGTGTGCGGGTGCCGGCCCTTCCCCCGTGGCGTCTGTAACTCTTATAACGCCGTCAATTAAGCTATGTACTGTAATCACTTTTCGTTCCTCGCTTTAGCGGCCAGCGACAGCCAGCCATCATGCTCAAAGGATCCCGCCCGGATGCGCACTTTAGGTTTTGCGGGCGTCGCGGCAGGCTCCGTTAAAGGCTTCGATAAACTCCGCTGTGATTTGCGGGCTGATGGCATTGCCATAACCGCGCAGTCGTCCCACTCTGGCGGGTACCCCATTAGCCAGCGGGAAAGTGCCGGGTTCAATGGGCCGGTAGTTGCCATCGAGACATAAGATCCAGTCACATCGATCCCACTGGCGTTTAAGACTCGCCCAGGGGTTGACGGCTTGCACGGCTCCAGCTGTTGCCTCATGCTGCCAGATAGTTGGCCCCTGCTGGCGTCCGATTCTGGAACCGTTAAAGGCGTGGGCCAGGTCGCAAGCTGCGCTGCCACGTCCAGCCTGTCCACCGAAAGTTTGCCGTTGCGAATCCTGCCACCCTCGTAGCCACCCTTGTGATCCGTCGCGCTGCTCGTCGGCCAGCTCGCCAGTTTTGCCTGACCCGGCAATTTCAGGATCTTCTGCCCGTTGCTGGTGCTGTAGTCGCTGCCCTTCGCGTCGTTCGCAATCGGCGTCGCCCAGTTCGCCAGTTTTGCAGCCTGAATAGCCAGCGTTGATTTTGATGCGTTCGGCCTGTTCCATTCCTTTTCGATAGCTGCTTGTGATCTCCTGCTCATGTTTTCGTCTGATAATGTCGGAGTCCCCCAAGATTCCAATTTCGCCAGCCCCGCCACATCCTGCAGCCTCTTCTGCTGCTTCGAACCGTCCTCCCGGTACCATCCCGCCGTCGCTCCAGCCACTGGCGATCGGTGATTCTGCGTGTCGGGTGTGGGCCAGGTTTCGCACTGCCCCGAAAAATAATCGGTCGCGCAGGTGGGGCGCTTCGACAGCACCAGCTGGCAATACTGACGCCCCGCAGGCGTAGCCCGCTCTTTCCATTTCGAGGAATAGAAGATCAAGCCATCCGGGTTTAATTGCCGCTTTAACCTGCTCTCCAAAGATTTTTGCAGGCTGGCACTGCTCAATAAGCCGCAGCCATATGGGGGCAAGGTGTCGGGGGTCGTCCATTCCGATTTGCTTTCCGGCGACGCTGAAAGGCTGGCAGGGGGGTGATCCTGTCCAGCAGGGCGAATCGTCACGCACTCCTGCGATTCGCAGGGCAAGACTCCAGCCGCCGATGCCTGCGAAGAAATGGCACTGGGTGAAGCCTCGCAGGTCGCCGGGGGTAACTTCTTCGATTGATCTTTCATCGACATATCCGTGGGCTATCAGCCCTTCCTGAATGAGTACACGCAGCCATGCGGCTGCGTCCTTGTTGAATTCGTTGTAATAGGCTGCCATATCAGGAAGACCGAATAATGCGTGCCCGGGCGCGATCTTCCATCTGGCCGGCCAGCGACATAAACGCATCGTAAACGACAGGGTTTGCGATCTCGCGGGCGGCTTCTTTCATGTCGTTAGACGCCGCCAGGTAGCCATAAGCCTGCAACTGGTTGATCATCACTTTGCTGTGACTGTACATGATCATAAGGTTAAGCATTGAATGCACGCGCTCGTCGCCCAGCTCCTGCAAAGCCGCCATCATATGGGCGTTTTCAGCAGCCAGCGTTTCAGACCTTTCCTTCCAGAATTCTTCACCCTGGCGATTCGAAAGAGTCAGGATCGTTTGAAGGCGGCGAACTTCTGCGTTTAAGCGGGCGATCTCTTTAACGTTCTTAGCGTTCGTAAATTTATTGGTAATCATCAAATAAACCCTCCATTAGCGCTAGGTTGTATAAGCAAACCTTAGCGGCGAGAAATAAAATAAAATCGTTGGTTTCAATGGCGCGCAGCATCAGCGCCTGGGCGTTTTGTAGCGTCGGTTCAATCTGCTTTGCCATGCTGGTGGATCCCCCGCAGGAACGGTACCCGGATCGAATCCCCGATCAGGTTCGTCGTGAAGACTACCAGCGCCGATTCGAAATTAGCGCCGCTCTGCTTCGTTTCGCCGTCCGGCTCCATAAAGTTGTAGCGCCCGTCCGGCTCATAGATGATTACGCCGGTACCCAGTGCACGCCGCCAGCTGGTGCTGCACGGGCTGTATGGCAAAAGCATCATGCCTGGCCTGCCCGATTGCTGCTGGACTCGGGCGTGGGCAACAAACTCCCACTTACGATCAAACGGCGGGTTGCACCACCAGTCAGCAGGCCATTTCTGGCGCAGAGCATCAAAGCCCAGCACCTTCTGCCCTTTCTTGATGCCGAATCCGTCCATGCCACCGATACCGAAAGCAGACAGGCGGCGCGATTCAAACCAATCAGGACTTGCGAAGAAGCGTTTTACTTTCGCTGTCTCCGGCTCCGCGCACACGTCCACCGCAAAGCGCCTGCCGTAAAGGTGCTGCGCATCCAGAAAGCAGCCCCACTGCGTTGCCCAGCGGTTTTTGGCGTCCTCCGCAGTTACCGATCGGTTTAAAATTGCCATAGCTGTTTGCCTCGAAATATTTTGCCGCCATGTCCTGGCAGTTGCGGAATGATTGCTGGGTTTGTTGGGTTGCTGGCAGCTCGTCAAACCAGCAGTTAGCGAGATCGTCTATCAGGGTTCTTTTAGTCACCATGCTTTTTCTTACGCACGATTTTGCGCGCGTCCTCCGTACTTTTGGCGATACCGGCGATTCCGCCGTTATCCTTCACCGCCTGCAGAAAGTTGGCCTGCTCGCGGCTGGCCTGCGCCTTGTCTTTAACCTCCATCGCGAAGAAGACGCCCACCCGCTTGCCCACCATTTCCGGGGTTATCGTGATACTGGTCACGCCGAATAAGTCAGAGAATCCAGCAGGCAGGCCCGTGTCGAAAGGTCGCGCTTTGCGCAGCACCACGTCGCCGCGATTGATAACCACCGTAGTGGGCTTGCTGTACCGCTCAGGCTTGCCAGCGCCCTGCCATCCGCTACCCACGTTGGCACGAAACAGCAGGCATTCGCCTGCCAGATCGTTACGGATTTCGTTTTGTAGTTCGTGTTCGCGGCTAACTGGCTTTTTGTACTCAGGATCATCTTTGCCACGCTTGCCGGGATATTCCGGCGTATGGCGGTTCAGATAGATCCGGTCAGCGTCGTTATCACTTTTAGCCATACATCACCGCCTTACAGCAGCCAGGCTGCGAGTTTAACTGCGGCTACGGTACCGACTGCCCACACAGCGAAAGAAGACAGGATTACAAACTGGATTGCGGTACGGCGAGACATTGAATTAAACATGGTGTTACCTCATTTTTGCTTGTCCGGGCGGCCCCACGCTGCCCCGTGAAAAGAATATATATCTATACGTCCGTATAGGCAACACTTATCTATTTCTTTTTTTATCCTCGCACGCCTGCCATATCTGAAAGCCCACCTGCTCCGGCGTTTTATCCCAGTTCTGCGGCCAGTAAACCCGGCGCGCAATCCAGATCAAATCATGCCGTTTATTCTCCGCAAGGATCTGCACCACGTAGGATTCGGGCGCGCCCTCTTTGCGACGGTGTGCCATGAATTCGGCCAGCTTCTGCAGCTCCACGCAGTAGAAGGTCTGATCCATATCCTGCAGCGCCGGGTTAGGCGCTGGCTCCACGTCGTCGCCACCAGACAGCTGGATAACGCCGTTTTCGTCCATCGGGCCTTCGATCTCGTCGTCAGCGGCCGCCAGACCAAAAGATGCCAGCAGCAGGGCGGCAATCAGTAATTTTTTCATATCGTCCAGTCTCCAAAGAGGATTACCACCATCAGCGCGATATACGCGCCAACGGCATAACGGATCAGGCTGTTAAGCATCTGTATCCCTCACGAATTCGCGCAGCTCCCGACGCAGCTTGCGCAGGTATTTAGCCATAGCGTCACGGTTAACACGGCGGCCCTTTGTCACCATGAATTCGGTAAACGGGCTTTCCTTGCTCAGGGTGGCGGCGGTTTCTTTGCCGGGTTCGGAAAGGTTCTGGCCCAGCACGATTTCAATACGCCCGCGAACGGTCGTCATTCTGCGATAGATCATTTGTTCACCTCGATAACAATTGCGATTATTTCAATGAGCACCGCCATTATTAAAATGTGCGGTATTAAATAGCGCCTTTCGCGCCTGATAGTCACCAGCAGGCGCAGCACACGGGTGCGGAAAATCATTGTTTTGCCGCCTGTTTAAAATACGCTTCCAGCTGCGAAACGATGTTAGCGGATGGCCTGCGCCAGTGCGGTGGGTGCCCACCTTCGGCGACTGGCTTTACGAATCCCCGCCAGTCGTATGCTCTTACGCGCATGTATTCGCGCCCGTCCGACAAAATGAGGTGCTTCCGTGCGCCGTCTTTCTTAATCCGTGAATTGGCAAAATTAAGAGTCTGCGCCACAGTGCCCCCTAATAGCTTTTCAGGTCTGGATGGTTGCCGCTGGCGATGCGTTTATGAGGCATATGCTCCTGGCGGGCCACGCGGGTGTCTACGCTGTTTAACGCATCCGTCAGGCGCTGGACTCGCTCGGCTTCCACGGTGATCTGCACGTTATTGGTAAGCGGGCGATTAACCGTTTCTTTGTTGCGCTGAATGATGTAAGCGAATTCCGCCGCCTGTTCTGCGGTGGTAGCCAGCACGAAATCGCCGTTACCCAGATCGACTTTGTAGCCTGCGGGTTTGGCCTTTTTGCGGAATAAATTCAGAAGTGATTTAAACATGGTGGATCCTCAGTTAAGGGCGGCAGGGGTGCCGCCTGTTAACTAAGGTAATCTATACGTGCGTATAGGTCAATAACATATGTATGCTTTTTTATTAGCCAATCATCGCGTACCGGCTTAACCGTTTATTCCACTGCTCGCTTGCCCACGTCTGGGGGTTTTTATGCCCGCGACGCACTGCCAGCGCCACCAGTTCGTTAAGCGTTTTACAGGCCATTTCCTCTTGTTTCTTGTTGACGCGGTTCACCTGCTTGCGCTCTTCGCTCACCTCCACCATTGCGCCGGGTTTATGGGTCAGTATGTTGTCCATGCCGTCCGGTACCGGTCTTTCACAGTGCGGGCATTTTACCGGCAGCGGGCGTTTCAGGCTGTTAAAGCAGCCGCCGCAGTGAACCGGTGGCGGCTTGCCGCTCGCGTTCTTCTTCCTGTCTTTAAACGCAAGGTCGCCGTGGAGGCTCCAGATCTCTTCGTCGTCCGGGTACCCGTGCAATGCGTCGTTGCCCACGTGGTCGTTAATCACCGCGATTTTGCCGGGGCGGGGGCGCAGGATCCTGCCCCATTTTTGTTTCTGCAGGGCGTAGGATTCGGTCAGCTGGTTATCCACCAGGCCGTCTATGGTTACGTCGGTACCGGCAACGGCGGACAGATCAAACCCTTCCGTAAACAGCCCCACGTTGAATATGCCGTCCAGGTAGCCGTCTGCATACGCCCGGATAATCTTGCTGCGCTCTTCCTTCTTCGTGCTGCCATCGAGGTGGGCGCAGGGGATCCCAGCGGCGGTAAACTTGCGCGCGTAATCGATCGAGGATGCGATATTTTTCGCGAAGCCCACGAACTTATAACCGGGCATGTTTTTCTGGTACTGGGTGATCATATCGCCCACCAGTTTCTTTTCGCCCACGTGCTCAGGGCAAAACATCCGGTACCGCGACAGATAGCCATGCTCCATCAGCCAGGCAGGTTGCGGACCTTCCACCATTTCTTCGAAAAATTCATCTAGCCCCACGCCGTCCAGGCGCTCAGGTGTCGCACTCAGTCCGATCACATAGCTGCCCATTCTCAGCAGCCAGTGAAGCACTTCCGCCCAGCCCTCTGCGCCACAGTGGTGCGCTTCGTCAAAGATTGCCAGCTGCGGTGCGCGCATGACCGCCAGGCGGTTTTTGAGCGTATCGATCAGGCAGACCATTAACTGCTTTGAGGTGTCCATAGGCAGGCCAGCGGCGACGTAGCCGTGATCCATGCCGTACTTGTTGAAGGTGTTAGACGTGCCGCCCAGCAGCTCCACGCGGTGGCAGATAAACCAGCATGACTTCGCACGCCGCAGCGCCTGCTGGATCATCCAGCACGCTTTAACCGTTTTGCCGCTGCCAGTTGGCGACTGCAGCAGCACTGCTTTTTTGCCCTTGCGGAAATGATCCGACGCCTCGCGGGTCATTCGCCCCTGAAACTCGCGCAGGTTAATTTCTTCCGGTGCTTGCGCCAGCATCGCCATAATTTTGCCCCATGAAAAAGGGCGGCGGGTGCCGCCCATTGGTTAGTAGATCATCCACTCGCCGCGTTCCTGATCAAACTTTGCCCCCAGCTGATCAGGTGGTATTTGCGGCATAACAAACTGCCTGCCGAATTGATCGATGCCATGCGAAACGACAAGGCGTTTTTTGCCGCTTCGCGGGTCTGTCTCTTCGACGACAACTACGACAGACCGCCGATCAAAAGGGGATATCATCGTCGAAATCCATCGGCGGGGCATTGTCCGTTGGTGGTGGCGTGCGGTTCATGTTGTGCGCTGCCGCGTTCCGGGCGTCCTGCTGCTGCTGCGGCGTACCGCTGAATTGCTGCTGGCCGGTGCTCTGCGGCTGCTGCGGTTGGCCCCAGCCGTTATTATTTTGGCCGCCGCCGACCGTCTGCTGGGATCCGCCGTTTTGACGCCCGCCCAGC